AAACTCCTCTAAATTAGGAAGTTTCTCTAAACTAGACAAAGTTTTATTATATAATTCTGCAAAATCTTCATATGGTAGAAGTGAGGTAAAGGAAATAGCTGAATTAGACAAACCACTCTGTAATACAGCAAGTAATTTAATCCTATCATATAACTTACTATTTTTGTCTTTTAAATACTCTCTTATCTCTCTAAACCCATATATAATATTATTCTGGTCATAAACCTTATTGTCTGTACCTTTTACTTTCAGATTATTAACTCCTCCTTGTTCTGCCCTTGGTGATGGTATTGCCTGTATAATATTAATGACATGATTATCATGCAGAGGATGAGAAGAATTAACTTTAATACTATTTACAAACTCCATAACTTCTGCACCCACACCACCATTAGTAATCAATACATTACGAATATCAGCATTTAACTTCTCATCTCCTGTTTGAACAGCCCAGTCAAATAAATCATTAACAGCCTTCTGAGCAAGTTTAACAAAGTCATTATTGTTCATATTGACATAAGGCTCCAATACTTTCTGAATAACTCTTCTAACATTATCCTGATCTGATTTAAGAATAGTAGCCAAAGCATTTCTTGTTTTCTTAATAGTCTCACTAAGCTGTCCTACGAAAGAGTTATTCAAAAGAGTATTCACATCACTAATGATTGTATTCTGAGCCTTCTCTAACTGTTTAAATTTCTTAAATACAAGATATGGATCGTTGAAGTTAGCAGTATCAAAATTAGATCCCTGTGTAACCAAGAACATATGCTCAGCCATCTTAGCATACTTTAGAAATTCCTGAAGAATAAAGCGTTGTTCTAATCTCTCCTGTGCATTAAAATCCTCTTTCCCAATATTATTTTTTAATGTAGATTTACTAGGAATTTGATTTAAACCCATCCCTTTAAATCCAACTGTTTCTAAATCAGCTTCCTTACGATCATCAACAGACCATTTAGCATCTTGTTTTAACTCCTCAACGAAATTATCAATGAATAACCATGAGTACCCTGCATTACTAATCTTAGATAGATAATCACGAATAATAGGTTGATTCATAAAATAAGATACAGTATCAATAGGAACTCCTAATTTAGCCAGGAACATAAAGGTTGAAGCAACATTAGGTGTAGCTCCTAATTCCATAATCCAAGGACCTTTAGCAATATCCACATATCCATCAATAAACTGAGAGATGATATCAGATATATACTGACCATCTACATTCTTAATCATAGATAATGTAGGTACTATCTTACCATTAACTTCAATTCTATTAAATTTATCAAATCTTACTTCACCATCTACTAACCAGTACTTATCTTCCTCACTAAGCTTATTGAATCTATTTTTATCAATGTAGATAGGTTGTCTTTGATTCAGGGAATGATTAGTCTGATTTACAGCGGCTATACCAATAGCATACTTACCAGATACAAAAGCATGTCTAAGTCTGGACATAAATCCCCTATCTAGCATATTACCTACATCATTATAATCAAAAGTAGAACCTAGAGTCTTCTTTGCAATCTCTGCTGATAATTTCTTCATTTGGTCTGCAGAGTTAGGTTTAATAAGCTTGTCAAAATTAAGCTTATGAGATACGAGATTCTGAGAGGATTGAATATAAGCATTCTCTAAGGATTTTTTATACATCCTATCTATGTACCCTTTTCTTAAATCCTCAAGTAATAGTTTTGTAAATAATTCTGCTTTCTTCTCACCAGACTCATTTAATCTGCCCTGAATATACTCAGTACCAGAAATCTCCTGTTCATCAGCTCTTTCAAGTATATCATAAAGTAGATCTAAGTTATTAGCATAGAAATGATATTCCTCTTTACCCAATACAGCTTTAGCTAAAGATATAGTGATATCTGGAAGAGTTTCTAGCTTACTCATGACATCCATTATCATGTCATTCTTATCATCCTGTTTCTCAAGGTTTTCTATTTGTTTCTCAATTTTATCCGAGAATACTTCACTATAATAATCCTTAGTAGCTTTCTCAGATCCTTTGTATGAAACTAATCTAATGTCTCCATTGACATCTTTGAAGATGTTTTTTAAGTAGACTGATAATTTATCAATGTCAAAGTCAGATCCTGCTTTCTGTACAAGTGCTGCAGGTATAACAACAGAATCACCAAACTCTTTAGGAAGGAATTGTTTAATAACAAAATTATCGATTGAGTTCTGTTTCTGGGTAGGAATACGAAATCCTAAACCAGATAGAATAGATTTACCTTCTTCTGAGTTATTCAAATAGTCAAGTAACTCAGCATCAGACATACTACTCTTAAACCATCTACCTATCATTATTTCACATACTCTCTTTCCATCTTCATCTTTATAGAAGTTTAGGAAGTCAGAGGTAAATCCTCTCTTACCATTAATAGTAGTTTCTTCTGCTCTAACAGATTCCATCATTGTAGAAGGAATTTGTACTTTCATACCTCCACTAATTTTAGGGGATATAATCTCTTTATCAGCAATTGAATAAAGAATATTCCTTATCTGCTGATACGCAGGAGTAGCCTCAAGAATAGACTGACCCTCCAAGAAACCTGTAAGAGCATCACTAATGTTGTCATTTACTTCTCTTTTTAATACTTCCTCCCTAAGAGTAGAAACAGCATCGGATAAATCTTCAATACTAAATTTACCATTACTTTCCTTGATACCCAACCTATTAAGAAGAGTTTGATAACCATGCTCCATCATTAACTCAAGGAGATCCTGATTATTCATTATATCTTTATATAAAGGAGAAGTTGCTAATTTCTGATCTTCAGATAGTTTATACCAAGCCTTATATCTATTTAAGAAACTACTTTCTTTATCAAAATCAAGTGGAACACCTGCTTCCATAAAGTCCATAGTTACAAGTTTTGTAATCTGGGATCCACGTGTAGTAAGAGCTTTCTCTTTTGATGGTACTTCAGATTGTACACTCATGATACTAAAAGGTACATTGATCACATTCTCCCCGGAATATGGCTTAGTATTAAAAGAACCATCAGCATTATATGTATCATGAGGATCTCTTGCACCTACTACTCTACTTTTCTCAAATACCATATAATCAATATCTTCCTTCTGCATTTTATCATAAAGCTTTATAGCATTTGCATTAGGATTTATCTCTTTCATAATACGATATGATAGAGGATATAGAGCAAACTTATCCAATAAGACATCATTGATATCATTTGCATTTCCCTTACTATTCAGTCTATTACCTGCTACAATAGGTTTAATATTAACATATGCACTTTGAATAGCAGGATTTCCTTTTTCTAATAATGCTACCTCACTGGCAGACAATGAAAAATCTTTATCTCTCTTCTCCCAGGCTATATCATACCTATATTGACTTTCTTCATTATCGTTCCAATCTCCACTTCTAATTCTAAACTGGCGATATGCTCTCATTCCAATAATACCTGCACCATCCGTCTCTTCAAAATCTGTATATCCAAGTAAATCAATTACCCCAAAGGTATCTTTATGAGTAGCTGATCTAAAGTAATCTTGACGAAAGTTAGTATATCCAATATCTCCTTTTTTATAATTCTCATTCCAAACAGAATTAAATACTGCATTCATCTGAGGAGAGTTATTAATAAGAGTCTGCCTAGGTGAATTGAAGTTCTTAATACGTTTTAATTCCTGATAGTATTGATAAGGATCTGCATACAGTAGTTTATGCATTTCAATATTAGAAATCATAAAATTAATTGTAAGAGCTTTCAATTGTCTAACTAATTCTTCCATAGACATATTCTCTGGAAGATTAATATTCTCCAAGGTATGACCAAGATCATCCTCAGTTAATACTCCCCAAGTAGTTAAATTCTTCTGAAACTTAGAAGTTTCATTATTAATATATTTCTCCAGGGCAGAGTTTATCTTAGATTCATAATCAGCATATATTTCTTCAGAGTCTCTTTTATCTTTAACTATCTTATTATGTAGTTCTTCTCCAAGAATAGATTTAAAGAACCTCATTTCTTTTGCTTCCTTAGCATCTCTATGGCTATTGATCTTCCTATTATCCTTAACAAGATCCATCTCGGAGATGAAGTAATTCTTAAAGATAGCATTTACATCAGAAAGTCCTTTAGATATAGAGGCTACTGATATAGCATTCCCAGTATTAAGCATCCACTCCATAGTTGCATCAGCAGGAACTAAATTAAGATACCATCCTTTTAGATTAAGATTGATCTCCTGAATAAGTCTTTCTTTATAGTTTAATCTGGCAGATGCTTTCTGTTTACCTTTCTTCTCATCAATAGTACCACTAACATACCCTACTTTCATAAGATCCTCAGAACCATGTTTACGTGTACCTTCAGAAGTAAACATTCTTTGTAGAATATTGGAACCTTTTGCGAAAGCATCTGTTTTAAGATATCTATATTCGCTGTCAAGAACATTAGCATCATCAAATTTCTCAATTGAAGAGAGAAAGTTATATAAGGCATCAGCAGGATTAACACCAATAAATGATTGAGTACGTTCACCAGTAACATTAAAGAAAGTACTATCAAATTCAGGATTATCAATAACTGCTTTAGCAATACCAAGTTCAAGCAGACGACCATTAATATTTAAAACCTTACCAGAAAATGTTGCAATTTTTTCATTTGCAGCAATACTAGCTCGTATACCTGAAACAGTCTCCTTGAAATCTTTTAGATGAGAACCTAATTTCTGGATCTGAGGTACAGTAAATACAATACCAAGTTTATTAAGAAATTCTGAGTAGGATGTTAATGTATCTAGTTTTACATTTTTGATAGCAACAGCATCTCCTCTGAATACTTTTTCCTTTTCATCATATTTAAAATAACTATTATCCTTCTTTGCTGTTAGGATAATGTCATTAATATATTCATTTCTAAGTTGACTAGCTACACTCGATAAATTACTATCTCCTATAACTATCTCACCATTCTCAAATATAAATACATTCTTTACATCTGGATTTTGTTTCTTGAATGTCTTCCAGAAAGAACCAAGGAGTTGTGCACCATAAGTAGTATTGATCTTACTAATATCTATTCCTTTAGTTTTCCAGTCTGATTTAGTAAGACGTTTGTATAATGTTCTGTAATTTACATCATTAGTAGCCATATCCTTAAGTCTGGACATCATATCTTCAATACTCTTAGAGTTATATAACCTATTCATCAGACTAATATAGGTCTGACTTATAGGGAGTAATTGTGCTCCACCAATAGAAGATGGTATTAATCTATTATTTCCATCTACCTTTGGTAAAGTTGCCAGGAGTAGTTTAATAGCACTATTAGCTTTCTTAAAGCTATCTATTTTAGTAGCATCTACAAAATCACTATTTTTGATCTTATCCTCATCATTTATCTGAAGACTATCATTATCATCAAACTCAATAGAATATCCCCTAAGATACTCCTGATGCTTAGCAACTATAGCATCCCATTGTGTAGCAACATTTTGCATTAATGAAAGACGTTCATACATTAAAGGAGCTAATTGATTCTCTGTAAATTCTCCTTTAGCAATTAGTTTCTTAGAATTCTTTATATCTCTACTAAGAGTATCTAGTAACTTGGATTTCAGTCTACTATATAATTCTGATTTCTTTAAATTAGGAACAGTAAATAAACTCTTATCAGACTCTATCAATTCCTTGAGAGTTTGATAAGTCATTTCCTGAATAATATCACTACGTTGTTTATCTGTGATAGATACTACACTGAGATTGTCTTCTGTAGTAGCAATTGCATTATTAATATTTATTATACCTTTATTAGCCAAGGATAAACTTGCTGTGTAAGGAATTACTTTTTTATAGTATCCCTCATTTATATGCTTAAATAGATTTTCTGTATTACTAATACCTTCATTTCCAACAAAGAAGGTTTTAATAAACTTTACCAAGTCTATAAACATTTTAAGAATAAATGGTCTTCCTTTCTCTGGTTTACCAGGGATTTTACCTTCCTGAATATAATTTCTAAATTCTTCTGCTAATTTCTCATCTATTTCTTTAGCATTAGCATCTGAGTATTTTATTGTCTTCTGTGTAGCTCTATCAATAAAACTACCTTTTCTGGAAGTGAATTCATCTTCAATAGCAGATTGTTCATCTGGACCTACGAACATCCTCCATACTGCATGAAAGACCTCATGATATGATGTACCTGATTCTGCATGTTGATATACATACAAAGCAGCCTGTTTGAACATACCCCAAGCTTGTCTTCCATTAGTAACCTGGATTACATTCTTTACCCTATAGAAAGGAAAGTTAGGAAAATTATTTCTTAACCATTGTTCTATTTTAGTCCAGTCCTCTTCTTTATAATCATCTAACATCTGTTTTAAAACAAGACGAGTTGCTGCTAAATCAGAATCATTAGACACACGATTTAAAGCCTTCTTAATATCCTCATCTATATCATCTGGAACATGAAAGACTTCCATCTCTTCATCATCTTCATTAGATGTTTTTCTATTATCTTTCTGTGTAGGTATTTTAGTATCATCCTCATCATCAGGAACTCTAAAGATATCTTCTTTCTCTTCAGTATTTGTATCATTTAATTGAGGCTCAAGTGCTTTAAATATACGTCTTTTAAGAACCTTTGCAGGATCTAATCCTGCTTTTTTAATAATATCCATTAATTCTACAAGATCACCGCCTTGAAGAATACTAATCTCCTGCATAAAGTTATTAGCATTAACTTTCTCACTAACTATAAACTTTAATTGTTTTCCTGCATCTGTAGTAAATATATTTAAATTATTTCTACCTAATACAAACTTTTGTGTTTTCTGTAGAGCTTCCTGTAATTTACCTGGAAGCATTTTAGATGCTGCTAAAGGTTTTTTAGTAGGAAGAACAATATCATCTGCTGTATCAGTAGTATAAAAATATATTCCTTTTCTATTTACATCTTCCTTATTAGCAAGAGGTTTCATTAATGTAGTAAGAGGAATGTTTTTACGTGGTTTACCATCAGGAGTTGTACTTGATAACAAATAAGTCTGGTAGTTATTCCATTCTCTTGTATTGAAAGTACCATCAGCATTTATAGATAATGGTTCATGATATTTCTCATTAATAGCATTATTACCTTTAATCATAGAGGAGTTAATGTTATTATACATCCCCTCTAACATAGCAATTATATCTGCTTTATATTGTTCCAGTGCAGAAGGAGTGAATACAAAGTTCATTCCTTTTCCTGACATTGATAACATGAACTTTCCAGATACAGGATCTTTCTCCCAGAAGATACTATTATATCCTTTAGTCTCTTTTCTATTACCTTGTTGATCTGTAGGAATTCCCCAATAGACTACTGATCGAAGATAATTAAATAAGTTCTCAGAAGCATCAGACTTAAGTTCACCTTTAAGCATATTCTTAGCTAAGTGATAGATAGACTGATATATTAACTCTGCCTCTTCACTAGTATGTTTTCTATTCTGTAGTGGTATCAGACCATTCTTTAATTCAAGAAATACTTTACCAATAGCATTAGTAAAGGAAACAGTGCCCTTACCAACAATACTATTGGTTGTAGGAATAGTAATTACTGGAGAAGCTTCTAATTCATCTTCAGTAACCAAACCTGCTTCTTGTACAGATGTCTTAGTAGAATAAATCCTCTGTGGTACTTGATTTTCATCCAGTTCAGTTTCATACTCAGGAAATCCAAAAGAGGCATCAATAGTATGACTATTACTTAAATCAGTTGTGTTCTCTAAAATATCTTTTCTCCAATCAGCATACTGTTTCTTAACAGAGTCCACTACATCTTGAGGAGTATCTTTCCTAAACATTGATGCATTACCATACTTTTCACTCCAAGCTAATTTAGCTTCTGGAAATACTTGATATATAGCTGTATTTAATTTGTCAGCATTATTCTGTACAAGTTTACCATTTTCATCAATCAGATTACCATCCTCATCAGTCATTACTAATACAATGACATCCTCTCTATTTATAGAGTTGTCTACATTACCATTTTCATCTGTCCTTAAATGATCAATTAATCCTGGTAGTATCTGATCTTCATTTTTAAAAGTTATATATACCCCACGTATTTTATCTCTATTAGGAAATGAATTCAGATTAGCTCCAAATTTATTAGATCTAATGGCATGAGGTTTATCTCCTGTTGTGATAGTACTTCTCCATATGAACTCTGTAGGCTTCTTAGCCTCAGGCTCATAATCCTTATCAAATTCTCTGTTCTGGATACCACTCTTATCTGTACCAAGAGCCTTTTTTAAAAACTCATCCTTTACAGACATAGCTTTCTCTTCAGCTTTTACTTCCCTGGATTTTTTAGCAATTTCCCTAAACCTATCCAATATAACATTACTTGCTTTTAATTCTCTTTCTAGTGGAGATAAGGCTTCCTGTAATTCTGCAAGTTTCTCATTTAATTCTTTTATAGTACGCTCCCCAGGAATAATATCCATATCCTCAACTTGAGCTACTAAATCATCAAGCTGTTGTAATTCTTCCTTATAGTTAGGTTTACGCTTAAGAAAGTTAGGATTATTTTTTAGAAACTCAATCCATTCACTACCAAGAGCAAGCGGAACTTTAGGAAACTTCTGCTGAAACTTACCTATCACATCTGATAAGAAATCCATAGCTGAATCTAAAGCTGCCTTTACCTTGCTAATAATGTTGTTAGTCTCCTCAATTTGAATTTCTGTATTAAGAAGCATATCTTCCAATAATGCTTTATGAGATTTCAGCTCATTAAGAAACTCCTTACTATCTGTAGGAAGCTCATCAATATTCTGAGCCATATCAGAAATATAAGACAAATCAATATCTAACTCTTCTCTCTGAGTCTCAAGATCTTTTATCTCTTTTTCTAACTGATCTTGCATTCTGGACAAACGAGAAGCAGTAGCTAATGCTTTTCTGGTAGTAGCTCTGAAAGTTACTTTTTTAAATCTCTTATCTACATCATTCTGAGTATTAAGGATATTCTCCTCAAGTTTAGATAATTCCTCTTTAATATTTGTTAATTCAGATTTCTTCTGAGTCAGTAACTTATTGGTATCTTCCTGCTTAGTAGAGATATCATCAAACAACTGTGTCAGAATTTCAATACGTGTATCTCTATTCTGAGAAGCAGTTTGTTTCTGTGCCTCTAATTCTTTTGCTGAAGTGAATTCTTCCCTGGCTACTTTCTGTTCTGCAGTTTCAATTTTACCTGTAATTCTGATTCTTGGTTCATTATATTCCTTTTGAGGAACAAAGAAACTATTATTTATCTCTTTGTGAATAAGTTTGCCATTAACTCCTTTATATACAATAAAGAGTTTGCCTTCTTTGAATTCAATTCTACCAGTTTTCTTTCCACCATATTTCTTACCCAAATTAATCTCAAACAACTCATTCCTATGATTAAAGAAATAATTAGCAGTCTTATTAGCTTTTAATTGTTCAGCAGGTGTAACTTTATAGTCAAGTAATTGATCCTTAGATATATCCATTACTTTACCATTATTTCCTTTTACTTTGATTGTACCATCCTCATTCTCACTAAGAATAGTAAGTTTAGAAATAGTAACAGGAGTCTCCAGACCATCTTTATCATAGTCAAATCCCTTACCTATAAAGTACTCCTTACCAATAGTTAATTCCTTATCTCCTGTCTTAGTTTTAATAGCAATTATCCTATTCTCTTCACCAACAGGAGGTTGGATATCTTCTGCTTTTTGTTCCTGATATTTTTTAGGATTGTTCTTTATCTCAGTATATTCTTTTAGAAATTTATTTCTACGAAGACTAAGTTCACTTATATCTTCCAAAGCTTCACTAAGAGAAGTTTTTTCTTCATCTAAGATATCCATCTTGCTGATAGAATCCATAGCTTCATTAAAACTGTCTGATTTACCCAATAGTACATCTTTAACTACAGCATTAACATCAATATTACTTTGTATTAATGTATTAGTTAATTCTGGAATTCGTTTATCATAGTCAGCTACTTTAGATGCTGCATAAACCATCTTGTCCATAACTGCAGGAGAGTAGATAGGTTTACCTTTTTCATCTATTTGTGCACCATATCGAAGATTAAGAGATTGATATAATGATTTTACATTCTCAGCAGTAGCTTCTAATGCAGATAATCTCTGAATATAAGCTTCCTTAGTATCTGTTGTTAAGGCTTTACCTTCAGATTGTAATTGAGCAAAACCTTCATCAGTGCTTGCAAGTTGTTTATAATCAGATATATCTGATTTAATTAAATCAAACCTCCCATATTTAATACGTGGTGTAAGATAGTTGATTATATAATCAGCTTCTTTATCTTTACTATTTAGTATATCACCACTCTTTAGAGCAGCTTCTCTCTCTTCCTGAAGAGTTGTTCCTCTATTAACAGCATCTAATGTTTCCTGAGTAAAATCAGAAAATTTAGTTTTATTGAATGCTGTAACAGCTTCCTGAGTATTTCTATCTTTCTCACTATTTTCTCTGAACCTTCCTCTACCCATCATTATAGATCCTGATAATCCACCAATTAAGATATTCTTCATACCTTCATTAGTACCAACAGTCTTTTTAACTCCTTCTAAAAGACTGGTTAGAAAATCAGTTGGAGTATTATTATACTTTTTATCATAGTAGTTCTGAGTACCTTCCTGAATTACATACTGTGCACCCTCTTCAAATCCTTCTGAAGTAGAGAATGTATAGGGTCTAATCTTATTTAGAGTTGAGAGAATCTTATTTCCTGCAGGCTTTACAAGATATTTTCCTTCTGTTCCAATTATATCTCCTGTTTCTTTGGTTAAGGAATTAATCATTCCCTTCTCAGCTTTATAAGAAGATCCTAATATTTTAGGAAACTGTATATAATTAGTAACACTAAGAAGAGCCACATTAGACAGATAGGACACATTTCCAACATGTTCTGCATTATCATTAATCTTCTTAAGATCCTCTCCAGTAGGTTTCTCTCCATCATGTGTATCTTGATATTTCTTTATTTCATCATTCCTGAATTGATTAAGATTCTGATATGACTCAAAACTAGCTTCTCCAGAAGTAGATAAACCTGCTATTAAAGCTCTACCACCAGGATTTAGTAATTTAAATGATCCTAAGAATTTATCAGATTGCTCTTTGATCTTTCCATAAGTTTCTGCAGCATTACCTGCTGCTGTAGATGCTGATACTCCTTCTTCTGTGGCTGCAAGAGCTTCAGCTCCTTTACCAATAGAGAATAACTTAGATGTAAGAGGAAGAGCTCTTAAAGCTCCTGCAAATGCCATTCCTGACAATGCAGCACCTGCAGAGAATCCAAGATTCTTTACAATACCATCCCATAAGAAATTACCTGTTAATAAATATTTAGGAGAATACCAATTAGCATCTTTCTCAATATTTGTGTAAAGATTAGGTAATCTGTTCTCAGCTTCTGCATTTACATCATCTACCCATTTATTAAGAGGATTATCATAGAAAGAAGATGCTTTCCCTGTTTTATTCCATTGATATAAACCATTTATTAATCCTGCAGTAGTCTGTAGAAATGTAGTACCTGTAAGTAATAATCCCTTACCAACACCACTAACCATCTTAGAAACAAATCCTTGTCCATAAGCAAACTCATTCTCTGTCTTTGTAGGATCAAAGACAGAAAACTTTCTTGCATCATGCAACTGTCCAGAGGTTGCTGTAATAGGCATCTCATCCTTTCCTGAAGCAAGAGGAGGTAAGTAATCAGGACGTTTACTTCCACTATCACCATTACCACTACCTTCCATATATGGATTAGGAATTGAGTTACCTACAGATTGAGGTCTACTTGTTGGTAGTATGTTTTCAGTCAAAGGACTTAAATCATTTATAGGCATGTCTTATTGGGATATTACTGGTTTGTATTCTTTTTATTATCATTAAATAACATCTCTATTTTTTCATCAGTAAGAGTAGGAAGCCAAGCTTCAAACTCTTCTTTAGTTGTTGCATGTGGGTAAGGTAACACTTCTATCTTTCCGTCTTTTGTTTTTCTTTTAAGAACAGGATAGAATGCACCACTCCTACCTCTCTCTAAATCAGCTACTATTGGCATTTTAACTGTTCTCTTTCCTTTTACATCATATCCTCCAAATAATCCAGAGTTATAATATGCATTATCATAGTCTTTAAAAATATTTGTAGATCCGTTATTTGTCAATAACACCATTGCAAAATCTAAGTTCTTATTTAAATACTTTTCTCCTAGATTTTTATTTCTTAAAACAAATTCTGGAGTAACAGGAATAAGTTCTGTTTTCTTACTTTTCTTATTAGTAAGTTGGATGAAATTCTTATCACCTTGTCTAACATGCTGTGCTTCAACATCTGTGCCTCCAGTTTTAGTTAGAAAATCTAAAGATTTTTCAGTATCATATCCTAATGCTCCTGATTTAGCTCCCATATCTGCCTGTACTATAGTAGTTAGATCTCTAATGAAGTTCTTTTCTTCGTCAGTATCTTTAAAATGAACAGCAGCTTGCTCTGTAGCAAATATACCTGTGATGTCTTTCATTTTTTCAGAAACACGTTTTGTTACTTGAAGATCAATATCTCTTGTCTGTTTCGCAATAGAGGAATAACTGTTTAAATACTCATTTAACTGTGTATTAATAGCTTTAGTAGAACCACTATATCTTCCTTCAATTTCATTTGCTAGTACTCTTTCTTTATCTGAGAGCTTTGATCCAGGTGACATTGAATATCCACCTCCATACATGTTGTAACTTTTTGTATATTTTTCTTCTTTAGAGATATAATCATAGATTTCTTTAGGAGTAAAATGATAATTAATACCATCTTTAACAATATCAATATCTGCTTTACCTTTTAACTGAGAAGACAATAGATCTCTTTGAGCAATACCTCCTGTTACTTCTCTGTAAGCTTCATCAGTTTTTTTTGCTAAAATTCTGGATTGTGTAGCCAGAAGATTACTATTTTTAATGTATTCATTAAAATCAACTTCCTCATCTTTTGTTTTAGGAGTATATTTGTTACTCTTATACAATTCTATATTTCTAAGAATATCAGAAGGTTTAACCTTAGTATCCATACTTGATCGACTATCAGCATACTCATTAAGAATAGTCTCATTCCTTGTCTTTAATTCATTATTATAATTAGCAAAGTTTTTTAAAGATTCTTGCTCTTGTGTAGATGCATCACCAGTTCTTTTGTAATAAGGTATACCAGGAGAAAGTTTTTCTCTTTCAAGTGCAAGTTTATCTCTATCAATTCCTAATCTCTCTTTGTCAATTTCTAATTGAGCATTTCTATATGATTGTAAATGACTTTCTTGTAATAAATCTAAATTATAAGCAAGACGCTTCCATTCATTTTCCTTATATGGAGAAGCAAGTACCTCATCTTTAATTTCTCTATGAGCAAATCCATTAGCAATTTCATCCAACCAATTTCTTGTATATAAGGAAGATCTTGCTTCATCAGGATTAGTCATTATATTTTCTAGTATAGAATTATGAGTCTTTTCAAGAAGACTAGGGATATTATTTTTTGAGTCTCCTAATAAGGTTTTGTAATATTCAATTGTATCATTAATGTCATGCTGTTGTGTAATATCTGTAGTTACAAGGAGTTGTCTCTGTAACTCTTCAAGCTTACTTTGATAACTTCTTTTACCAAGTTCATACGTTCTGGTACTCTCAGCTTGTAATGCTGCAGGCGTATAATCTTTATATGCATATCTTCCCTGGCTATATAACTCATCCATGTCATTAGCATCCAACATTGAATTAACTGCTGTTTTAATCTGACCTTCACTAACTTCTGTAATACCTCTACGTTGCATTACATCAGCCATCTGTTTATAATTAATTGTACCATCAGATCTTACAGCATTAACAAGATCCTCTTGTTTAGCGTTTGGATTAATTTTTCCAATTATCTCAAGCACTTTTTTATTGACATCAATATGCTCTTTATATTGTCCATTAAAAGAAGCATTTAGATCAGTATTATTCAACCAGTCATTAACAGACTTATTGAAATCATATTCTCTATTAACTGAGGATTTACCTTCTTTCTTTAGAGTTTCACCAAAGGCTTGTTCTTTTCTAAATCTAGCAGTTGAGCTAACAGCATTTAGAATATTTCTATCCTTTGCTATCTGATTAGCCATTCCTCCTACAGAGTTAACTAATTGGAAGTTAGAAAAATCTGCTGCAGTAACTGATTTAAGATTAGTACCTAACTGATTTAGTTTAGATTGCAGATAGTTCTTATCCACATCTCTTATGATGTCAAGTCCTGCAATATTATCAACTTCAGTCTGAATTTTCTGAACACCCTCATCATAGCGTTTCTGTTTTTCCACACCAACTTGAGTCATTGCCTCAACAGGCAATTGCTGTACGTAGGGATTAAACACTGGGGGTCTATTATCTGTCCAATTAGCCATAGCGTTGTTTAATTTTCAAATGTAATAGGAAATATTATATATTCCAACAGAGAATAATAAATTTAAGTAATTACTATAACTAAATTAGTTATAGATTCTTAATGGCATTAACAATAGCACCATTTCTACTTTTATCTTTAACCTTCTTCTTAATATCATCAGGTACTAATTTTCCATTAACAGTTCTGTAAGTATACTCATAACCCTCTGGTAGATTGAGATTATTACCTGTCAAATTAGTTCCTGAGGTATTAAAAGTAGCCAGAGGATTCATATTAATAGCTCTACCCTGATTATCATACCTATAGTTATATAGATTCTCATAAGTCTGAAGAGTTTTGTTCTCCAGTTTATTCTTTGCCTGTTTATCAGAAATAGAACTAATAGCAACCTGGGCTACATTCTTTGTATTGGTTTGAGCATTTGCTTGTCTTGTATACTGTTGGTCATAGATACCAAGATTCTTAAGTCGTGCATCATTCATAGTAGCTCTGTTACCAGCATACACTTTATTTCTCATTTCTTGATTAGCTCTAAACTCTTCTGCACCAACTTTCTCATTAGCATTATATTTCTGAGCATTTAAAATAGAAATAGCTTCAGGATTGTTTCCTACTATTCTTTTTGAGGCATTATAATCAGCTTGATTATTATTACGAATATCTTGATAAGATACATCATAAGGAGTATCTAATTGAGGAGTATATGTCTGAGCCTGCACTGGTTCCAGTTGATTATTACTAAGAGCAAACATTTCTCCTGTTAATTGATTAGCATCTAATGGTTCTGCATTACTTGGTCTAAAATAAGGTACAGTAGCATTAATAGCTTCCATCCAGGGAAACTTTGAATTACTATCACCTGTAGGAATTGTAGCTCCTTTTTTAGCTTTAGTAATTTTACCTTTAGCAAAATCTTCAGCTATAATACCATGCTCTTCAGCAACACTATTTATAGCTTCTTGTAGAGCAGAAGCTCTATTTTTCTTTTCAGCAATTTCCTTTAATTTCATATTAGCTCCTAATATATTTGCTTTATGGGCATTAAGTTCCAGTTTACTAAATGGTGTTGATAGTTCTAAACCATCTAATTTATCAACAGAATTTTCAACTATATTATTCTGTCTACTTTCTGTCTTAGATAAATCAGCTACATAGTTTTTAAATTTTTTATTCTTTGCACTAGGATCCCCTAAAGCATCTGCAAAAGTTTTACTGATAGGTAGATTACCAAATACTACCATGTTATTCATTCCTCCACCATCTTCTAATTTAGTAGCAGGTTCACCACCTTCTACCTCTACAGAATTATTTCCATAAGAAGCTTCTATTCCACCATCATCGTGAGAAGCTCCTCTGAACATTACTGTTTCACCATTATCAGGTAGGAAAGGATTATATGATATTGGTTCTGCATAACCACCTTTATATGTTTGAAGATCTCCATTCATATTACCTCCATCTTCCATATATGAAGAATTCTGATATTGCGTATCTTGAATGTTATTATTAACACTCATGTTACTAATATTCTTATCCGTAGCCTGCTGAGCTCTCTTTATCTTTCTACCATTGTTATCTATCAAACCACCTATAGCACTAAGAATAGGTTTAGCAACAGTACTGATAATTGGTCCAACTCCAGGAATTATTTTAATTGCATCTCCAACAGCTCCACCAATCTGACTCCCTGCATTATTATTGAAAGCACTCTTTACCATATTATTAGCAAATCCTTCTCCACCTGAATTCATAAAATTAGTAAAACCATTCTCAGCTTTTCTAATAGTAACTCCATCTTTACCAAGAACATTAGTACCTGTACCATATGCAGGATATAATTCTTCTCCTGAAGTTATCATATCTTCAGGACGAACATACCTTCTTCTAACTTCTTCTGGTCTAGTTCTTGAAGCAAGGAGTTCAACATCACTTAATTGCTGCATTTGTTTAGCTCCTCTTAGTTTCTTCTTCTCTCCTGATAATGCTCGTATACCTCCTACAAGTTCACCTGCAGCATTTACACCTTGCATTACATTACTTTGAAGTTTACTATCTCCCATAATAGTAGGATCTGATTTACCTGCAACTGACTGTTGTACAGAATTATTAGACATTGGTTGTCCTTCCAGATTAAACTGTTGTCCATTCTCATCTCCAGATAGATTATATCCAAGTTGTCCAGGAGTATTACTATACTGACCAAACTTATAGTTTATACCATTTTCAGCAGAGTCTATACTAGCTCCTAGTAAGGCTTTCTTAAATGCTTTTCCATGCACCTTCATGAATGCTTCTTCAGAAGGAAATTTAGAGTAAAATTCATTTATATCCTTAATCTTGGATATTTTTAAGAATAGATCTTTAGTCATTGTTTTGTAGTATTAAATTACAAAAATATTTTAATTCCTCAATAGATAAATCACTCTTCATTCTATTAACACACATACAAACTAGTTGTACATTAGTTTTGATATATCCTAATTTAGGTATTATTTTATCAATACTCAAATTTGTATTTAATTTTCCTTCTAAAATAGTATGTGTCATATTAATTTTAGTAAGAGCACACAGACCATTTTGTTTATTCCATAACTCTTGTAAGAATTCCAGAGTTAGATCAAACTCAATATTCTTATATAAAGATCTATGCTTAGCCCCATTAAGACAATCTTTTAGAAAATAAAGTAAATCATCCTTCTTTACTAATCTGTCATATCTATTAGGATCTTTTCGTAAACAACTCTTACATCTAAATTGATACCCTGTAAAAGAATCATTTCTCTTATAAAAATTCTTAGAGTTTAAATCTAATGTTTTATTACATGATGTGCAAGTCCATTTATTATCTTTTAAGTCCTGAGTTTTTTGTGCATTTATATTATCTTTATTAGACACACACTGTTTACATGTGCTATAGAATCCTGTCTTATAATCATTTCTTACCCAAAAATAATCTGAACTCAAAGGTAATTCTTTCTTACATATCTTACATATTTGACTTAATACTAACATGAAATTTTTTTTATAAAATTTAATACTTATCTAACCATCCACCTTTAACAGATTTGTCATATGATGAAAAATTAGTAAGTTGATCTAACTTTGTCAACTGTCCTCCATTCTCTAAACTAAAATATTTATCGTAGTCTTTATTCATTATTTCATCTTGTAAAGGAGTTATACCTTTTTTCTTCTTTATAGACTGAATACTATCATCAGGAATATATTCTTTAGTCTTTGGATCAAAGTAAAATCTATCATAAATCTTAAATGGTTTTCCTGCTTTATGCATTAGAGTAGATTGTATCTTAGCAAGTTGTCTAAATCTTTCTGCTTCTTCTCTTACTTCAGGAGAATTATTAGGATTATCTCCATAAGCCCATTTTTTTGTATAATGATTTGGTTCAAAATCCCAAGCATCTGATATAGAAGCATAAGGCAAGTCTACTGATTTATCCCAAGCTAATCCTGTTTTATGACCCCCAAGATTAGTTCCTGTTAAATGCATTAGTTCAGAACTATAATCACGTTGACTATAAATAGGATTTTTATCTTCTAAAAATTTGTTATAAGTAGCATTAAAAGCGGAATCAGATACAACAGTGTTATTATGAGAATTTGATATAATATCATGTAACACATCAGGAATAGTATTCTTAAAATTCTCATTTCCCTTTATAGAATAAGAAGGAAGAAAAGGAAGATAATTTGATTTAGGGGTATATTTAGATTTTTCCAAATTATTCTCATTAAAATACTGATCAACTAAATCTATAGATCTTTTTTCACCATATCCTCCACTTGTTCCTGTATAAGGTTCTAATGCACCTGCTTTATAAAGAGAATCATTTTTAGTAATATTTACTACTTGAGAGTTTCCCTCACTAATTCTAGATACTTCTTCTGCTTTCTTTTTAACTTGATCTCCAACAACAGGAGCATTAATAAGCCATTGATTGTTATATAACAAATCCTGTTTCCAATCTCCAGAGGTAATTCCTTTCTCTTTAACAGGATGATAGTAATCATATTCCTCTTGATTAAATCTCTGAGTATGAGGTACAACTACTCTTGTAACATCTTGTTTGGCAGTTAGATTTCCACCATCAGCAAGTTTAGGAGTTACTTCTTTGTATCCCTGTAACCAATTCTTTTTATATATCTTACCCTGAGTAACAGAAATCTGTTCTTCTGTAAGCCAAGACCAGTCATTTCTTCTCCCATATCTTGCTCTAAATTCAGCAGCATTTCTAGGGACCTCAGCTATATAAGAGGGATTATAATCCTTTAATACATGAAAGTGATCTTTATCTGTATAGTATGTTTTATCAAAAGTTTTTCCTAATGTAAATGTACGACCTGATGGAGTCTTAATATCATTCTTTACTGGATTCTGATGAGGTCTAAATACGCCAGAATTAACAGCATCTTTATATCCTTCTTCTCCAATACCTCTATACATCATATCTTCAGAGGGTTTAAAAGCTAATGGATTAATCTTACTAGGATCTTTAAAATATGGAATGATAGACTTAATTCCTTTACTAATAGCTAAAGGAGCAGTAATCATAGCAGCATCAATGGCTGCATCCATATATTTACCTTTATCTATATTTCTACCTGCCTGATTAGCAGCAAACAAAGACCATGCAGGAGTAAGACTACCAATAGTATTAATAGTGCTCCAAGCTTCATCAGACATACGTTGTCCAAAATTAGGTTCATTTGCATGTGCCCTAAGTACTTTTTCCTGGGGAGTTAGACTATCATCTTCCTCTAACCATTTTCTTGCAGGAGTAATATTTCCACCATCATCATATATACTTGGAGATAAATTTGTGCTTTTATTCAGGTTTAAATGCTCAGGTCTGTTTGGTTCTCTGTTAAACATTTGTTTATAGTACTCTTCTTTGTACAAATCTCTTGTCTGTCTTGAAGGGTAGTAACTTCCATCCTCTCCCCAAGAACCTGCCTGATTACCATTCATACCATTATAAATAGACTCAATGCTAAAGGTAGGATGATTGGGCTTTTTCCATTTATCAGAACCATGACTATCTGAATCCATAGTTCTGTCATTCTTCCAAAACCCTTGAAGATCATAAGTACCTTTATCCATTAAGATATCTCTTCTTCTCTTTTTAGACTCTTCAGACACCCACTGATTAAAAAGAGGTTGTTCTTTCTCACTAAGGGGAGTATTATACCTGTCCTTATATAACATCTCAGGATCTTCTTCTTTAGATGGAAGATACTTTTCTAACCAATTTGTCTGTTTCTTTGCCATTACTTATAAGATATTTGTGTAGGTATGACAATGAATTGAGAAACAAGATGAATATCATCTCTATTATCCAGAGTATGCCTAATTCTTAATTCCTTAGCTTTAAAAGGTTCTTTCTTAAAGGATCTCATTCCATAATCCATATTAGCATCATTTACTTGTTTAGGTACTGATAATGAATCACATGGAGTTATAAATAAAGGTTGAGAACTATCTTTAACAATAGACCAGAAAGTATTATATTGATAAAAGTTATCACTCTTAGTAACCATTATCTGCTTACTATTAGTTTCATATATAGGATATTTAAGGTAAGCTTGCATATTGTTCTTAGGTTTTGGAACTAATACAAGATTACCAGAGGATTGCTGACCATTATAAATAACAGATTTATTAAAGAAGGCATCTACTTCTACTCTATTATTGTAACTAAATACTCCAGTATCATCTAAACTATATTTATAAGTCTTTGTATAATCCTGAATATTCTGTAGTATTTGATCCTGATATTGATATGAGAATACATATTCAATAACATATGGATGAATTCTTCCATAGAAGTTATTATAGACATTTGCATTTGTAAGATGTCTCCATAAACAAGCTGTATTAATCTCCTTAAATTTTATATTCTTAAGTTGAGAAGGTGTAGCAGTACCAATGTGTACCCTTTTAGAGTACTCACAATCTCCTATAGACTTAATCAAGATAGAGGTTATATTGTCTTCCAGATTTAAATTGATTCCTCTAATCAATGCTCCTCTGGATAAATTCTCAGCAATAGTTTCTCCTACCTGATTAAGAAGTATGAATGGTCCTACTCTAGGACTTGCTTTTGTTAATTTTATAAGAACAATTTTTGACATAGCTTTTAAATTTAAATAGGTGGTTCAGGAATACAAGCATTACCAATCCAGTTATTATCATATGCAGATAATGCAAAAGCAGTAGTTGTACTCCAAGCTGTACTATCTGATAAATTAGGAATAGCAACACCATTACTAAAATGTGTAGCTACAAGATTCTCAAGAGTCCATATCTGAGATCCTATCTGAATTGGTGTATATACATTACCATCATAATCAACTACTTCTACAGAAGACATAACATTATCATTTTTAATAGCCCTAAGACCTGCACCCATATTAGGAGTTTGACCTGTCCACCCAAGATAGTTATAATTTAACTCAACATGATAGTCTTTACCATTTCCTGGAGAAGCTTCTGCGGAAGACCACCAAGTTGCATAATATCCTTGATTACCAAATCCTCCCATCCAGTCTCTATCTCCAATTGGTAATGCTGTAAATCCACTACTATTAGTTGCACCAGTATTAGGAGCTACCCAATTAACTGTTCCTGCTTCTTTCATAGAAGCACCCGCTATAGATAATCCTCCAAGAGTAGTTGCTAGTGTATTCCACTCAGTATCTGTAGGAATATGCCATCCAATAGGAGCTATTGAAGCACCACCTGTATTATAAGAAGCAACCCACCAATTATATAGTAGTCCATAGCATTTTTGAATAATAGGAGCATAATCAAATATCTCTGTAATTATTCCATTAATCACATGAACTATTTGTGGTGTAGTATCATATAGAGTATTAACAACTGCAAAGTATCCATCAAACATTACATCACAATTTGTTCCAAAATCATAATATAGTTTCTCTCCCACTGCTATACTTGTATATTCTATTATTTGTGTTGTATTTTCTTCAGTTATAATAAAATCTGTTATACCCTGATTTGCAAGATCAAGTGTAGCATAACAATCATAAGTTATACCACTATCATTCATTATTCTATATTGCAAAGCATCAGAGGATAATCCTGTAGGACGCATACAATCTGTAGTAGTTGTTGAAGTAGTAAGAGGCTGACTACTACAAGGTATATACTCAATTTTATAACACATAGGATAATCATCACAATATCCTAAAACATAACCTTCTGGACAACTATATCCTTGACCTTCATTACCTATCTTAACTAGTTTACCAACTTCGTCTTTTGTACTAAATAATAATCCAGAACCCATATCATCATAGCTATTACAAGCCATTAAAGCACTCTCAGACATATCATATATATCTAGTCCAACTGCTGCAACATTAGTATCATTATGCCCTATAAGTTCAATTATATGCTTTCCTGCAGTAAGTGTAATAGGATATATAAACCAAAGTCTAAATGTACTTTCTTTAGTGGAAGGAATATCCCAACCATTATCAGCATAGATAGTATATAATGCATTATAGTCCTGCATTAATACAGAAACCCCATCAATTTTTATTTCTGCATAATTATCACATCCAAGTCCTACTAAATAAGTTTTCTCCTGAGCGATATCAATACATATAGGAAATCCTACTGTTTGTCCATCTAAAGTAACTCCAGACCAAACAGCATTCTTATTCATAATACCATCTGTATTTGTACCACCAATAGAATCAACCATAGGATTAATCCAGAAATTACCTGTTGTATAAGCATTATATGTACTACCACTTCCATCATAATTCCATCCAGGTTGAAATACTATTGTACCAGTTGTACCATATCTCTTATTACTTTTTACAAAGAGAGTTTGAGGATTAGTTGGACTATAAGGAGAAATTATATCTTCAATATAACAAGAATCTACTGTAGCAGTATAACCCTCAGGACAAGTAGTGCATAGACCCGAATATGTTGTAGTTGTGGTAGTTGTATCAATAATAAAGTTACAATCTATAATCCCTGTAATAGTACAATCATCACCGCAGAATATTTTACCTTCAAGAATACAAGGATAAATATCTACATCTACAGATGCAGTAAACTTACAAAGATTAGCATCTACAATAGTCAGAATATAAGTTCCCATAGGTACATCCTCAAATAAGTATATACCTGGAGAACTTTGTACCTGATCTGGTACAAGCTTAGGAGATAGACTAACAGTAAAATTAGGAGCCCCACTTATTATTTGATATTTTACTTGACCCATGATTATATAGTATTTCCGTCACAATCTGTATAAATTGTCCTATCACATGTAAGAACACCATCTCTATTAACTAGAGTATAGCCATCTGGACATGTAAATCCAGTTCCAAAGTTTCCTTCTTCTACATAAGATCCTATTAAAGATTTAGTAGAGAATATAGTTAGAGCATCCAATTCAGCTACAGAAGTAACATTCTGTAATTGAGATAGAGTTGCATCATAAATTTCAGCTCCCATACAAGCTAAGGCAAGATCATTATAACCAATCATATGAATAAGATTGGATCCTGCATTTAAATATACAGGGAATAAATGCCAACTCTCATAATGATCATTTATAGTATCTCCAGATGGGAATTGCTTAACTAATATGTTATTAATTTCCAGAGACATATAATTATCTGCACCAAGTCCTACATAGTAAATCTTACCAACTGGAGCTACTACTTCTCTACCAAAACCTATGTATTGTCCTGGAGTAGCATCTAATGCAGACCAGACACCACATCTATTTAATACCCCATCAGTAAGATTCTCTGATGTATTCTTCCATACTACATCTGTAGTAAGAATAGGAATAGTATCATCTTCAATATAGTCAGCACCTTCTAATCTATAGAATTTACCTCCAGATTTTCCATAACCACCATAAGTCTTATTAGCTAAGATTTCTGCTGCAGAAGGAGGATTAGGAGTTATACTTTCCTCTGTATAACATCCATTAATTATTGGTACATAACCTTCTGGGCAAGTCCAACATAGGTGTGCTGTAGTTGTAGTTGTAGTTGTAATATAAGCAGTTGTACTAGTAGTTGTTGTGGTAGAAGTACTTGATGTTGTTGTAGTTGTAATAGGTATAACTTCAGCATTCAAAGAACATACAATAGTAGTTGTAGAAGTAGTTGTTGAAGTACTTGGTTCTGGAACAGAAACTACTGCTACAGCATCAAATTCATCACAACATCCTTTTATACCTGAATAAAAGAAGTTATTCTCTGCAATATAGAAATTAGGGATATAACTATGAAAACTAATCCAGGATCTAGTATTCATGTTATAGGATAAAGTCCAGGATTTATTACAGAAATAATCGGTATCTGTTAATAATACTGTCTCTTTTATAGTCTCATTTCCTATCTTTTTATTTATATAAAATTTAAAAGTAGAACTATCATACTTAATTTCTTTATTAAGAGGAATATAGTCTAATTTAGTAATTATAAGTCTATCAAATTTAGAATCATATACACCATGTAATCCTATAGAATTATAGGCATTATCTATATCTACATCAGGATAATATCTTAGAATCTCAAATGCTAAATGATCTGTAAAGAATCTATTCATTCCAGAGCCAAATGTAGATAATTCAGAAATCTGAGTTCCTTCAATTAGAAATATCTGACCTCTTTTTGCATCTATAGTTACTTGACCCTGAGGTATCTTTAATAACATCTTATGCTGACTTCCTACATATCCAAGATCCGTTTCTGCAAAATCAATAGGAGGTGCACCTTTAAACATATCAGGATTACCAAAATAGGCAGCTTGAGGATTACTTGTATTTACAGTTAAGAGATTATTATATAATAAACTCTTATTCTCAAACCTGGCTAATATAGCTTTATTCTGAATACCATCTAAAGATATTAATTTACCATTAGTCTGAGGAAAATCAAAATATGATAATGGAGAATATACAAGCCAATTATTTACATGAGTAGTTGCATTTGTATCCTGTTTATTAGAATATATACTTCTAAAAGGAAAATGAGTATAGCACAACTTTTCCTCCCAATCTGGAGGAAGACTAGTAAAAGTATTCTCTTTGTTTTGCTTAGAATAAGTAGTATTATAATAGTATGTGTTATCCATAGCAATAGACACAAAAGATTCCTGTACCCATTCATCAGGAATTCCAGTACTTACATGAGGATAAAAATCACCTTCTTTATTATTAAAAGCTTGTCTAAGATCTAAATTATATGAACTCTCACAATAGAAATTAGGTGTACCATAAGCAAATAAATAGAAATACCCATCATAGTAAGTCAACTCTGAATCAACAGGAACATCTGGTTTTAATGTAGTTGTTGTAGTTGTTGTTGTAATAGAAGTCTCTGAACCAATAGGAATAGCTTCAATAACAGTATTAACAACATCATTAGGACAATCAAAATTATGTGCTTTATAAGAGATAATATTAGATAATAAACCTCCAGAAGACATATAATCCTTCAGAATAGATCTAGCTGAGTGCCAATATTTAGGATAAGCTATATTACCTATTTCATCATAAAATATATCACTATCATCAGGAGCTCCTACTCTATTATCAATAAAGAATGGTAACTTAGTTTTAAAAGCAAATCTATTAATAAATGTATCCCCACCAAATATAACATCAGGTTGATCAGTAGGATTATTAAATATCCTTTGAAACCCTGTATCAATTGCCTCATAAGAATATATCTGTCCCCACTGATTTAATATATCATTCTTAAGAGATGCATAATAGGAAACAACTTGAATTGGTTCTTCCTTCCCTGGTTTATTACAATTACCTATTCCAGATACAGTAAATCTGGATTTATCCGAAACCAGACTTATATCACCAAATAACATATTAGGTGTTTTATCTGGATGAGGTAAAGGAGTCTTATCCAAATCTGTTCTTAGATATATGGAAGATTCCCTCTCATAGTTATTAATAGTAAACTCATCATTAACAGATTGTACTCCAGGTATTAGATAACGTTTAATATCTAATTTCCTTTGTTTAATTCCTAATTCATTAGGAATAGTTGTCATATAATTATAATCTGCTATAGAATTAAAAGAGTAAGCAAAGTTCTTTCTTGTTATACCATTTATATAAATAGTAAGATAAGCCTGATAAGCTGCAAACATTGCTGATGCATTGAAATCACTAGTAATAGCTCCCAGTTTATTAGAGCTATCCAGAGCTTTTCTTTGAGCTTGTTCTGTAATTAATTTATACTTAGCATTATTCTTAACCTCTACAAAATGAGCTTTTCCTGTTCCAAATATTACACTCTCTAACTTAAGAGTATCACCAAGAAAAGGCTGACCAAAAGAAGTCTCTGGAGAATTAAATACTTGTCTATATTTAAGAGTTTCATTATCCTTTATTGCAGGTAACTCAGAATACTTATTACATATACTGGAAGGTGCATGTAAACCAAGATATAAAGTAGATATTTCTGCACCAGAGATACCTTTAGGTGCACCTGTTCCTACTACAACATTCAAGTAAGAATAACCAGGACCAAAAGGAATTTCTTTATAACCATCGACAGGATCTACCCATCCAACAGTTCCTATACCAAACTTAATCTGAATTCTCCATTCTTCATAGGTAGCTATACTAACTACTCCTGCTGATGAATTCAAAAAGATGGGTTTTGAAATTGAGCATAGTTCAAATGTATCAGTTGAATAGAATCTTTTTACTGCCTGTTTATTTGTATTACAATCAGTATACTGAATGTCCGCAAAATCTGCACCACCAGAAGAATCACGCTCAAGATGATTTATATTTATATTGTAGGTATTACATGTCTGTGAGAATGCATTATTAGTACTTGTTAAAAATGGATCCTGATTTAGATCATTGTAGGGATAGTTAGGATAATAGAATTTCTGATCTTCTCTCTCATAAATGCCTACATTTCTTAAGATACCTTTTGCTATTACAGATTTATTTGTGCTTCTGTCTCCCCTCACAATCTTAAATCCAACTATGTCACTTTTCTGACTATCTGTTAGATCTGAACTATTTATAAGGGATTTTAAATATTGAACATCAATCTTTACACCAATAGGAAATATAGCATCATTTCCCATTACCATAGAATTTACATTAGTAAATGTCTTTGATTCAAATATAGGAGATACAGATACATCTGGAAACTTATGATGTCTTATCTTTTTACCTGCAAGCTCTCCCCACAAAACTTTATCACAAGGATACTCTTCAGTTGATTCCCAATAAGCAAATTCACCATACTGATAAGATCCTTTATATTTTGGATCTGAACTAAATTGTTCAGAAGTTCCTAATACAGAAGAAGTATTATAAATCTTCCAATAAGGAGAAAATCCAATATCATCTACATAATATGTAGGGGTTCCTACAAAATCAGCATTTAAAGTAGATATCTCAGGTTTATTAATTTCATCAGGAGTTAATGCTCTGCCTGGTATATGAAATCTATCTGTCTGTTTTCCATTAGCAAGTAGAAATACTACTTCAAATGGGTATACTTCATCTCTTAAATAGGATCTAAAATTAGTAGTATTTAACTCTGTAGCATAATTTTCAGTAGAAGGTATTCTCCAAGTTTCCCAATAGAGCTTTATTTTATTAGCAATACTCTGATAGTTGATTCTATCAATAGAAGTAAGACCACTCCATATAATAACATCCTGGACAGTAGTTACATCCTCAGCTATATCATAAGTAGGAAATTTCTCAAATACTTCTTCCATAGAGAGTTTGATAGCTTCTACATTCTGACCAGTATAAATTACTTGTTTTTGAGTATTATCAATGTAATAAGTACCAACTAATTCTGGAGTACTTATAGCATTGATAGTCTTAATAACAACAAGATTAAAGTATTGAAAATGACCAGTTGAATCAAGATTAGATATATTAACGATAACTGATTTACCAACAGGATAATTAAAATTCATACTTGTTATGGTAGGATCAGAAATAGAAGTTGGATTAGTAATTGAATAATAAGATGTATATGGATTACCATTAGCATCAGAATATTGAATTCCAAACTGAACAGTACCTGCTATAAGATTTCCACCACTTACAACATCCTTAATCTCAAGAGTAGGAATAGAGAAATTTGACTGTAACTTAAGTTGATTACAATCTAATTCCTTACCATATTTAGGATCACATAAAGTACTCCCTGATTGAAGAAGATATGGAATATTATCAAGATCCATATATCTTCTACCATTTCTGTCTGCCCAGTAAATCTCTGTAGAGCAATTAGTTATCTTATGAACTATCTTGTGAATAGGATAGTTTACATTAAAATTCAAACACCCACCAGTTGCATAAGTTCTATATACACAATCAGTATTATCCATATATCCTATCTGACTCTCTTCTGTTTCAGGATTAACTAACATGAATATATGTTTATTTCTCTCAGGAATGAAATGTTTGCCTATAAGAACAAAATCAGCAGGGAAATTAAGGCAGAATTCATTACCTCCCTCATTCTGATAAGACACAGAATTAGCATCAAAGTTCTCAATAGTAGCATTCAAGGCGTAAGTTAATGCACCTTTTTTAACCTGATTAGCAGATTGGTCTTGGTTTAACCCAACTGAAGCTGTATTAAACTCTTGTTTGATATTACTATCTTGTTCTGAAGTAGCCATAATTATCTATTTCTGCTTAAACTATTTCTACTGATTCGTGTGGGTAACTCATACATCTGAAACCTATTCAGATTATTCTTTATACTTCTTTGTTTCTGATATACTGTTTGTTTCTTTACCTCTATATCTGCAAGTATAAATGCTTCATCTGAAGCTTGTTTATAAAGCATCATCTTTTTTTCTATCTGATTATATGTTTCATCATTAACCTGATTATACAAAGTCTCAAATACTTTATATTTTATAAAACTCTCAATATATTCCCTAATACGGTAATTATCAGGTATTAATTGATTTTCTGATTCATCATATGCTGTAGCATAGAATACTAAATAAACTACTGCAGTTCTAAAATTGGTAATGAATTTATTATCTCTAATATCAAATGAATCATAATCAGCATTGCCAGGAGCATAACCAGAAGGATTTTCAGAGAAGAAAGACCATTCATTAGAGTAATTCACATCACAATTCTTATTAGCAGAAATATTCCCTGGTTTAAGAAGATATTGTCTTTTGTATGATTTTGACTCCTGATAATTAGTTTTGTAGGTAAGTAATTCCTCATCATCATGATGGTGGCAACAATGTTCATCCTCAACTTCGTCCGTAGTTATTGGACCAATTAATGTTGTATCCTGAGTATCAGATTGGGAATAATAAGCACTAGGTACTTGTGTAATAGGTCCTTTTACTTCAGAGCATAACCAAGCTTCTCTAACAGCATAGAAGTTATCAGGTAATCTTGATTCAAAATCTTCTATTGTCATCATCTCTTCACTAATTACATAGGAAGATCTCCCTAACTTACGAAGACATTTATCAACATAGGTAGGAAATAGTAAATCATCTACAGCACCTGTATCAAAGTAACTCTTAAGTTCCTCCTTAACTACAGAGTATACCAGTTCTGGACTGGTAAAATTATATTTGTAATAGTAAGACATCTCAATTAATTTATATAATTAGTGTTGCCATTCTCTATATAGATGCTGATATTTATTATCAGACTTAAGATAATGAGTTAATAATCTGGAAGTAACTCTACTTGCTTTAAATCTCCATAAATCAGATTGCTTAAACATTGCACTTGATTTAAACCAAATCCAGTTAAAAGAGAAACCTTCTGTATGGAAATTAAAATTATAGATTATTTTTCCTTTTGCTTTAGTTTTTTGCCAATCAATTGGTAGATTAATAAATTCTCTGTTGTGTCTGACATCTACCTTTATTCTTTTTCTCTTCTTCTTATTAATTGAAAACTCTCCAAGTCCTAATGGAAGTTTTGCTTTTTCTCCTGTTTCAAGAATATACTCCTTAAACTGATCATTATAAGAGTATAGTATGTTTTGCCATGTGTCAAAGGATATATTTATACTACTATATCTATGGCAGAAATCTTTGTAGTTTTCTTTACTAGCACTTCTCCAATCAACTTTGACTCTCATTACCTGAAGATTGAGGTTGTGAATATCTGGAAGGTTGGATAGCAGACTGATCATCCACACTATTCTGTGTATTATCAGATTTAATTTTAAAATAGGTACTAAGTAATTTTTGTGAAGCCAATTCCAGTACTTGTTTCTCTAGGTATCCTGGCAAAGCAAATTCCTTATCTAATGGATTCCTACACCAATCCTCATCTGTAACCTTGGTAGTCTTACATGCACATGGAGAATACATTATAAAATTAGGAATATCCTCTTCAAATAGAGCTGCTACTCTTATTGCCTGGATAGATGAATTAGTTACGTAAAGGTAATCATTAGATATCCAAAAGTATGCTTCCTTCTTTATAATAGGAAGTTTTAGAAGATTCAGATACCTATTAATAGATATCTCTTTTATCTTCTTTCCTTTACCACCCATAGCATTAATACTATAGACACCTTGGATAATGTACTGATAATTACCTTCAGAAATACGTGGGAGTTTATACTTAGTCCTAGCTATTGTACAAGTATCTATATAATCACAACATTCTGTAATAGGAACTTCTTCCATTTCTAAACAAGGGATTGTTGTAAATATAGTATCTGTAGCCCAAAGTTTCCTAAGATTTGTATCTCTCTTTATAAGTAAACGAGCATTACTTTTAATTTCAGCAGCTATTACTCTATCCGTTATTGTAGCATCTGTGGATAAGAGTTTATGCATTGATCTTACAGAAGAAACTAAATATCTGAGAGTTGCCATTAATAAGAAGAATTAAATTACAGGTAAAGATATACCATCTTTTTATATTTTCAAAACTTTTTTAATTATCTAGATTATATACTATAACTAAATAAGTTATAATTTAAAAAAAGCTCCCAGTAATAAATACTGAGAGCCTCATCCTGATAATAAAACCAACAAAATTACCAAGATTATTTTAGTTATGGACAGCCTCTATAGCCTGTTCCAGTAATTCCAGATAATTTCTCCCTATTAACAGGCTCTGTTGTATAAGAACCAATTACAACATAATAGGTTGATGTAGCACCTTCTACTCTATCCCCCATAGAGTACATGTTAGTATAAAATGGTCCTGCATAATAATCAGTTCCATTAGGAATACATTTACTAAGAATATACCAATAAACAGGAGCTGCTGTAGTTGTAGTAGTTGTGGTATAAGAAGGATTATAAGTGGTAGTGGTTGTAATATATTCACAATATAATTCAAGAATAGTTCCACACGCACCTGTATCTCTAACTTGATACCCAGTTGCATTCAAAGGAGGAGTAAATACATATCCTCCAAGTAAATCTGTAACAGATACATTTTTAAAGAATACCCAAGTACCTGTTGCATTAGAGTAAATATCTAAAGTAGGACTTATATTTGAACCTACATTTGTAAGAGTTATTTTAACACTCATAATGGTAATGTTGTTGTTGTTGATGTAGTTGTTATTGTGTTTAACAATTCAGTTAATTCACATATCTTCTGATCAATCATCTGAATAACTACCTCCATAGAAGTGTAAGTTTCTATGCCTGTACAGGGTAGATTTGGTCCCTGGTAAGTATCTTTACATGGATCCTCATTACAACCACATCCACCTCTTTTACTTATGGCAGAACCTAGTACTTTCTGATAACTTCTTCCACTATTGCATCCAGACATAACAATGATTTTTAAGGGATGTAAATTATATAATAACAAGCTAATACAGGAGGAATATTTGAATGTGATTTATTCTCTCCTACAGTAGAATTGTCTACAGCTACTTTAACTCCTGTAACTGTAGAATTAGTTTTACCAATAGTAGGAGTAGCATTATCTGCTACTATTTCATAACCCATATTACCACCAGTTGAAAAACCTTTTAAAGGGAAATTAGAAGCACTAAGATTAGTTCCATTTAATGTACTTGTATTAAAACTATAATGGTAGTGACCATCCTCAGTTACTTTTACTGATGCTAAATGAGTATGACTAGGTAATTGAGAGCCAGAAAGAGTAATATTATTACTTCCTCCTTTGGATAGAAGAACATAGGTGGGGTTTCCAGCTACTGCAGGATCTGTTGTGGTATCAAATGTTCCACCTCCCATACCTGTTGTAGCACCAACTGGAATTCTTCCTCTTTTATCAGGTGTATTATGATTTCCATTACATAGATAAATATCTATCCAATTTCCTGTTCCTGCGCCTGATATATCAAAATTAGAAAGTGGACCATAGTATTCTACTGCAACATAGGGAACCATCTTATCCTTAATTAATGTTGATCCAGTGCCTATATGTTCATCTATTAATGAGCTAAGTTCATCAAGTTTGACGTAGTTAACATCAACATCATGAGCCAGGTTCTCTAAATTAGTTTTAAGTGTACAAAGAGAATTAATTATTGACTGTACAACCTCATGAATATGAGACTCTGCAGTTACATCTGAAAGGCATGAAACAGTAAAGGAAGCATTTATACTATTTACAGTTGATGTAAGACCATCAATATCAGTTTCAAGACTTACTATAGCTTTTGCTAATGCTATAGATAAATCTACAATTGACACATCTTTACACTCAAGTAAAAAACTTGTTACTAATGTTCCAAGTTGTGCAGGATCAATATCTGGTTTTATACCTGTTCCATCTAATGTAGACAGCAGATACTGAATTAGTGTTTGCTCAACATATGAGAGAGAGTCACCAGATTCTATCCCTAGAATAGGAATGTCAATTCCTGTGTATCTAATACACTGATCTGATTTTATATCAGGACATCCATTATAGCAATTATTGCAGTCTGACATTATTATCTAAATTTTAAAAGTTTAACTTTACTTGCAATCATTTTCACTGTATAGTGACTAGCATAATGACGATTACATGATTTGTATATTAAAATCCTTTTATAATGAAGAAGATCACGCATAGTATTACGTGATACAGGTCTATTCAAAGCGAATATAATATTATTGTAGAAATCTTTTGCTAATATAGCAATTTTACAATCAATATCATTCAATAAATCTATAATCTCAATATGTTCTGAACCATTTATAAGTCTTGGAGTTATCATGACTTTTTAGTTTAAATCTATTTCTTTTCTAAAGCAGCACATGCAGGACATAGACCATTAACTAATTGACAGCCACATCCAACATTAGCTCCACATTTTTTACATGTTGCACTCATATTTATTTTTCTTTAAATTTAAAATGATAATTTTTAGTGTGAGCTTGATATTAACTATTCTATAAATTCCTGCATCACATGTTGCCATTTATACCAAAATTTGTTATATAATTATTCTCAGAATATCCACAATTGTTACCTATAATACTAGTAAGCATCTTATCTGCTTGTGTATAAAGCTTACTAGCTTCATCTACTGCACCATTATTTGCTGCAGCAATAGCTCCCTGGATAAAGTAATATACAGTGTCTAGATCTACTTTAGTTTGCATCTTGATAGAACGATTACTATCCATAAAATCTAAATGCATAAAAGCTTCATCAAACTTCTCCTGAAGTACATCTACTCTCATTATAGATTTCTCTACATAGTTAATGTAAGCAGGAGCAATTGAATATTTTAAGAAGTAAACACCATCAGGTAATGGTACATCTTCATCACCTACTTCTGTAAGTTCTAGTGTACTAGATGAATAGATAGTGAAGTTATCAATACTAAAAGGAAATATCTTTCTACCAAAACCAGGAATTGTTATTTCAATAGTCGGAGACATAATACCTGACATATCATTAGGGTAACGAGAAGCATCTGCAATACCCATAGTCTTAGTATTATATGTAGGAACTACTAATATATCTAATTTTAGATCTGTCATATATTTTAAATAAATATGCCAGAGGATGATCCTCTCACCTCTGGCATAGGTTTATATTACAATGCCTACTACTATGCGTGTGAAGTAGTAGTGGTAGTTGTAGGAGCAACAGTAGTGGTTGTCGTAGTAGTAATACAAGTATTGTTACTAACAACTGCACCAAGAGCAGCAACTAAAGCAGTTTCAAGAGCTGATGCATATGCACCTCCAGTAGTGGCGGCAATAACAACAGTACTATCAATAGGTACATAATCTCCCCAATTATGAGCAGACCTATCATATTCAAGAAATTTGATATAATACAGGTCATACACTGTACCATCAGTTACCTGGCTTTCAAAGTTACCATTGTAACCTGCTAACTTATACAGATGTTTAAGATAAGCAGCTTGATAGCTGTGGAAGTTTTTCTCCAACTGTTTTACTTCTGCAGAAGTTCCTACAGGATAGGTAGAAGTCTGTGTAGTGGCAGAACTTGCTACAATATTGCAAGAATCATTTACAATGAAGTCAACAGTAGTAGGAGGACCTGAATATACGAATGTATTGAACCACATTCTATCATATTCGTATGGGAATGCAGAGACATCACAAGGAACACCATAAGATGTTAAAGCCTTACCATGAATACGAAGAATAGCTGTAGTACCAGTACCAATACGTTCAAAATTAAAGAACTTAGTCAGGAAGATATTATCTGGATTAGCACCAGGAGCCTGAGTAGTAAGCTTAACAATGAAAGCATCAATTAATGCAGGAACATCAACATTAACACAAGGATCACCTGCACAATCGCAACAAGGAGCCTTTACAGTTACAGAACGAGTTAAACCATTGTAATAAAGAGTTCCAATGTAACTAGAATGAGCACGTAAAGTTAAAGTTACATCCTCACCACATTTTACATTCCAACCACTTATTTCCATAATTTGGTTACGAGAAGTAGCACAACCATTTACTTTGTACCAATCAATAACATTCGTGCTCTTAATTTTGTCAGATTTTTTACTACCTTGAAGGTAAGTATTAGCTCTTCCCTGAGCAACATAGAAATAAGGTGCAGCAGCAATATTTGCTGAAGTAGCGACACTGTAGTCATTTCTAAAAAGACCTACATTGCCTGCAGCCAAATCTTGTGTAGAACCAGAGCTAGGGAGTGCGGTTTGCCCTACTGGAACTACAAATAGCGTAGTCAACGAGTAATCAGCCATTTTGTTTATTTATTAAATTTATATATAAAAATTATTCATTCGTTAGTATTCTTAATCTAGCATTTTGAACTGCAGAAGAATTTTCAGTATACATTGCTATATTCTGAACAGCAAGATCAACTAATTCATCTTCCAAATAATTCTTTAGTTCACAATCCTGATTAAGAGAAGCAACACCATTTAATTTTATATAACCCTCTTTATCAATATACTTAGGATATCTTATATAGGATAAATATAAATTTAGTGGTGTAAATGTTCCATCTGTAAAGATAGATATTTCATCTGAAGAAATATAATTAAAAGTCTCCTGATATTCAAAAGAAGGTTTATAATGATCATTATTTAGCAGGATCTGAATATCTCCATGTGCTGTAAGATCTTTATTAATCCATATCTTTCTATTCTTACATCTACCTTTGTCAGCCAGGATATAACTATCTACATAAAACATATATGTAGGAGTTATTCCTTCTATGGAAGCTGTCCATTTATTTAGTTCCTTATTAGTCTCCTTTAATTCTAACTTATGATCTTCATGACTCTCTATTAATCTCTGTAGATCCTCATATCTCTTCTTAGAAGAATCCAAACCAGAAGTGGATATTCCATCCATCTTCTGTTTTATTAATTTAATTTGAGCTTCATTCAAAGCGAGAATCTTATCTTCAAGCTGTATCTGCTGATGTGAATTAGTAGATAGCTTATTAAGCTTCTGGTCTATTTTATATAATAAGCTATCTACTGGTATCATACTGCTGCTAGTTTTTTAGATTTCAATTTTCCCTCTAAAGTTAACAAATCTTCCTGATGATCATCATCTGCGAGGAATCTTACTAATGAATCCTCATCGACTGCTAGTTCATACTCACCTTCATAGATTCTACCATTTGGTTTAACTCTATAAATGGAGTGTGTAATTGCTTGTTTTATTAAATCCCTAATATGGAGTAAGCTTTCTTTCATATCTGCAAATCTATTGAAAATATCAATAGTTGAAAGACCTTGGAATGTTCCAGTCTTAAAAGAAGTTTCCTTAAGAACATCATCAACTAAATTATAAACTAATTCTTCTTTAGTATCTTCTGTGACAGGTAAACCTAATAGTCTTGCAACTTTACGTTTCCTATCAGGAGTCATATCATCAAATTTAGAAATAGCCTTATTCATTAATTGTTTCTTCTTAAAAATAATAGCATTCTCAATCTCACTATCTGCTACATAAAACTGTGTATCTGCAGGATAATCTCCATGTTCCCATGCTTGATAACTAGAAGCAATTGTTGGATGAACTCTAAGCCAAGAAAAAGTTAATTCCTGAAATGGTACTGACAGATCAAATGTGTTATCTCCATCAAATAACTTAGCAGGTTGGACATGTCTTTGATCATCCTGAGATGTTGATAAAGCATAATTCCAGAAAGGAGAACGAGGACTAAGATCAATATCACCTAAACCTGCTTGAATTCTTTCTTTCAATTCTGTAATTCGTTTAATCTCTAATTCTTTTTCAAGAGGATCCTGAATTCTTTTAATATAAGCTGCTTCTATATCAAGACCTGTCCTATATTTTCCATCTAATTCCTTATAAGGGAACTTAAATACTCCTGTTCCTGGAATCCTTGATAAACCTCTTTGTGCAAGACCACTTTGCATAGTCTGTATTTGAGAATCACTATAATCTCTTTTAATTACTGCAATCTTTCCAATGTTACCCATAATGTAGTTATTTATATTGGTTTACTATTGTAGAATATGAGTATCGAAACTCTGGCAATTAATAAACTTTACTAATTCCTATTCTTAATCTATAAGAATACTCCCCACATCTGAGGAGTATTCTTTAAATTTATATTCTAGAACTGAGGAATCTCTTCAATTAAGACTGTACGAGACAAATCTTCAATGAACAAATCACAACGGTCTTTCATCCAGATTTCATAACCTGGGAACTTGTTAGCAGAACTCATACCCTGAGATTTAGCAAAACCTAAGTGGTGAGCAGTACCATCAATATAACCCCAAGTCATAGAAGGAGCACCTTTCATTCTGACCTCACGCATGTTGTTAACCATAGAACCATCACTCATTGGACTAACATCAAATACCATAAAGACAGGAGTAGATTTTTTATTCTGTCCAAACTCAAGATTAGACTGAGGAAGATCAAGTTCCTTAAGATGAATCAATTCCACCCTACCTGTTTCACGTGTAACCATTGCATCAAATGCAAAGTTATATGTGATATGCTGACCTTCACCCTGCATGAAGCGATTACCAGAATCTGCCATAAAGGTCAAACCTGAATTAAGAGCATCATTCTTAAGAGCCTGTTGGAATACATCAAACCCTGATTCATTGGTATACATTTTGACATGACGGTCAGCCACATCTACACGCCTGTAGAAAAGATCTCCAAATACCGAACGAATAAGATTTGCAGAGAATTCACCACGATTGTATTGAACAAGATTACCATTGTTTCTCATACGATGATAAACACCTGCAGAGGTACGTTTTACTTCTTGTCTAGAACCATTGGTCTTAACTGTTCCTGGTTTACCCCAGATCATCTTGTTAACCTTTAGTTCCAACATTGATTTACGCATCCAGAATTCAATAAATGGTTCCCACTTAACATCATTACGAGTAAGAGGTGATGTATTACGTTTCTGAGGAGCATATACCAAAATATCCAGAGGACGACCTGCAGCATCAACCATCATTCGCTGATCAGCCCATTCTGTAATTTTGTGTTCAAATCCATAACCAGAACCAAGACTTTCAAACATCTGGATCTTTTCACCCAAACGAGGAAGACCTAACAAATCCTGATCAAATTCACCAATAGCACCATCAATCAATTCAAGTTCCAAACCAACTTTAAGGAAGGTAGAACTAACGAAATCTATGATAGGATTATCAGTAACAAGTGTGAAGCTATAAAGATAGCCTACACTCCAAGGCTGTGGATCTTTAATAACATAAAAGCGAGGACCATACTGACGAGAACCAACAGATACAATAGAGTTCTTGGAGAATTCATTAGTATCCAAAATAAGTTGAAATTCCTGTCCATCAATACCAGGCTTACTTAAGTTAGAAGTCGTTGTAGGAATATCAATAATCTTAGGGAACTTGTAAGGAACAGAAATTTCCCATTTCCAAGAATCACTATTATTATCAATATAGTAAGGAGTACTCTTATTGATCATGTCCAGAAAGTCATTACTGTACAATGAACTTTGAGTATAGAGACTTATGATTTTTTTATCATAGTCTGCAGGTTCACTAGAATGGAATGATTCTAAGTGATTCGAGTCAGTTAGCTTCCCTACAGCACGTTTGTCCATAGAAGCTACTCTAGCATACATAAACCCAGAAGCTCCTGGGAGTGTTTGAAGTTGTGCCATTTTATTATTATTTTTATGTTAGAAATATGAATATTTTAAAAAGACCATGATCTAGACTGTGGTTCAGTGGAAGAAGTTTTTACTTTTTTAACTGATCCAACAGTTTGTTTAAATAATTCTTCTGACTTCTTTGTAACTCCTGCTTTCTGGATGGTTGATAGATTAGGATCTTTTTCCATAATCTTTAGAAGAAGAGCAACTTTCACTTTTAGTGCATGGTTCTCAGGTCTCTTTAAATCTAAAATAGCTTTATCAAAACCTGTAAGCTTTTCTCCTGATGGTGTAACCCATCCATCTACTAGGAGGAAGTCATGTAGTTCTTGTGCTAATTTTGGATTTAAAGGAATACCATCATATTCCTTTGTTTTTAATTTCTCATCAATAGTCTTACGAACATTGTTTATAAACTGATTCTTAATTTCAGCTTTTTGTTTTAGTTCCTGTTCAGACTTTTGTTCTAGTTCCTGTAACTTCAGAGCACTTTTTCTTATTAAAATTTTATGTCTCTTAGTTGCTGCAGATTCCAGATCACCGTAATTCTGTAATTTCTCAATCTCATCTTTTATATCATCAGGTTCAAGTCCTTCATCCGTTAATGATTGTCTCATTATTGCAATCTGGTTTTCTTCCTTCGTAATATCTAAAGTTGCAAAATCTGTAATTGTATTATAAGTACTAAAATATTCTTTAGGATCTACACCTTTTACATAGATGGCTTGAAATGCATTCTGGTAATCTTCTCCAAACTGAGAGATGAATCTATCCATTATTTCACTGGCTCCTTTTTTCTTCTCCAAATTAAATCTGGCAAGAAATTCTTCAGGGGTTTTTACCAGTTCTTCTTCACCATCTTCATCATCCTTCGTAAAAACATTTAGTTCCAGAAGTTCTTTATGAAGTGTAGTGAATGGATTATCATCAGTTTCTGTAGTAGTTTCTTTATCCTTTACAATAGGATCTGTATGGGTTTCTTCACCATCATCATTATCACTTTCTTCCTCTGCCAGGAAATTAGTTAATAAATCTTGATTTGTAAGTTCCTCACCATCAGGTTTCGGGACAATCTCTTTACCTCTTTTTACTTCAGGTACTTTATCCTTAACATCCTCAACCTCTTTTACAATTGGTACAATCTTATCTGGATCTTCTGTAGAAGTTTCAGAAGCAAATAGACCTTCTAACAACTCAGGGCTTCCTGTACCATATTCTGTTGAACTGATAATACCAAAATTATCATCCAGGGTATCTTCCTTGATAGTACTCATATTTAGTTTATTTTTTGTTTTGGTTTTATAATAGGTAAAAGTAAAATAAAAATACTTAGCAATAATAAAATAGCATCTAATCTATGCAATTTTTATATATAATATAGCATTAACTTCTGATTTTTCTAATTTGTTTAGTTATTAACAGAAGTTAATGCTTACATTATCATTTAGATTTTGATTTTGTTGCTCTGTTTTTAGCATTTTCCTTAGCAATAGCAAGATCATTTTTCTGATTCTCTCTATCTACTTGTAATTTCTCTCTTTCTATCTGAAGTTTCTGTAGACTATCTGCTCTCTTACTTTGAATCTCTGCCATTTTTACATTATAGTCTTTCATAGCTTTATTTCTCTCATGATCTAACTTGCTAATCTCTAATACATCAGGAATTCCGTTACTATCATTATCTGTTAGACTACCTTTAGATTCAGCACCTATAAGAGCTATCTCTTTTTTATTAAGTCTATCCAAATCATTTTGATAGTTTTCATTAGCTACATCCTGATCATGTTGAGCTTGAGCCTGTTCTAACTGAGCTTGAGCTATTTTCTGTTCTTGATCAAGTTTCTGCTGATCCTGTTGCATCTTCTGATCTAGCATTGCTTGCTGTTTATCTCTCATTTCCTTAAAGGTTCTCTTAAGTTGTCTCATACTCTTAGTAGAATAAAGTTCTACTATATCATATAGTGTACCACCATTCTGTAAGACAGCCTGAGACAATGCTCTAAGTTCATTAAACATCTGAGTATCTTCAGGACGATTAGTAGCAAATACTTTTAAATCCCTGAATTTTAAATCAGAACCATTCACTTTTACGAAAGCAGCTTCTCCTTCTGATGTAATATAGGATAGTGTAGATTCTGGTTTGTTACTGGCAATATATAATGCAGCATCTATAATAGCTTGATATAATTGTCCCATTACATATTCATGAGCAACAAATAAAGGTTCTGTCTGAGAATAAGACTGCTGAATAGCAGCATTAGTTCCTGTTGCAGATTCACTTGGAGATACAGATCCCATTCTTTGTTTAGACATACCAACCAGTTCCCAACATTCATTCTTCATTTGAACAGCCAGGTTATATCTACTTTGAATTTCATTTGTACGAGTAAGATCTATTTGTTTAGCAACTGTTTGATTACTAACACCTCCTTTGGTATTTTCAGGACTATCATCATCAAATATAATACCTCTTTCCTTGGCTTCCATTTCCCATATATCAATAGCATCCTGATCATCTCCATCTTTTAATTTAGGAACTCTACGAATATTTACAGAGGCTACATTACCAATTTCTTTCTCAAGAAGTCTATATAACTGGTTCATGCAGATATTATATATTACCTGGAAAGGTTTCATCATATCTACAAGACTCTTAGCCTCTGTATTCTTTATTTCAAATGTAGTTCCTATAATAGGACAATAATTTAGAAGATTAAAAGGTTTGACATGATAGATATCTGGACCAATCTTAGTACCTTGATACCATTGATTAATCCATCCTTTCTCTAAAGAAATTTGTGTAGGGATAGTACCTGATTTATAATTCTCATCCACAAGTAAAGATTGTAGATTACCAACTTCATCTGTATAAGTTATTTTAGCTATTTGTTTCTTGGATATCCAGTAAGACTTAACAATCACATACTTATATCCAAAGGAAGATACATTAGAAGTAAGACCCAGAAAGTCTTTAAGACTATCACTATTTTCTTTCATCTCACTCTCTATAATCATTCTTGTTTGAAGAACAAGAGGATCATAGGTATCATACATTACTGAATCTGTTCCTGGAATAGCATTAGGATTACCCAGATTAGATTCTCTAACATTTATTAATCCATAATCCTGTAATGAACTTCGTAAGTGATCTATTTCCTCCTTAGTCAAATCAGGAACATTCTCTATAATCTCTGATAGTTCCATTACCTGAACTGTTCCTGCAGCATAAGCTCCTTGTGCTCTACCTGTTGGATCAGATATCCATTTTCTATCAGGGGTTGTTAGAAACCAAGTATTCTTAGGATTAGCTACTTCTACATTATATCCTACTTTAGAATTATCTTCATAGACATGATAGAATTCCCTGGCACTTATACATATATCTCTGAAGGTATCTTCACTCTTTTCTTTTATATTAAAATCAGCTTTCTGACAGGTAAGAACATGATTACCCCACCTCTCAGCAACAGATGTGTAACTATCCAATTGTTCTTTAACCTTCTCCATAGTAAGATCCTGAATATCTTTATCAGATATTTCAGTTCCTTCCATTTCAGCCTTCTCATATATTTCTTTCTTGGCTTGATTAATTACATACTCCTGAAGAAGATCTGTTTTAAATTGTAGTTCTTCTGCCTGACTATCATCATCAAAGGCTTTAATTCTATAAGTATCAGGACGTTTAGTAATTTCTCCCACTAACTCATTTACTGGTGTAGTTATAATAGGATAGTGTTTTACATAGGCAGGAAGTTCCACATCTGCTGTAAGCATTTCAGCAAAGCTCTTAACTTCAGGAACCTGGTAGAAATCTTCTGGTCTAAGAATACCTTTCATTAAATCATAATTTCTAACGAAAGTTTCTCTGTTCTTGATATACTCTGCATAAGCTTTATTGGCAAAGTAATCCATAGTATTCTTTATCCAACCTTCCTCTTGTTTTTCTTTATCAGTCTTAAACTGATCAGGGAAGATGTTTAAGTATGCATACCTTATTGTAGCATCCTTGGTGTACCTAATAATTGCCATTATGTGAAAAGTTTATTTTTATGTTTAACAAATAGTCCTCTGGATTCTGTAAATAAAACATTGTTCTTTCTTGTCTTGTAGAGAGATCTAATTCTTGAATCATCTGAACTAGATACCTTACCCATAATAGGATCCATCTTCATAGCTTGAGCAATAGCTAATTCTGCAGCAACAATCCTATCAAAGTTATCTTTATCATTGTATTTAATAATCTCCTCTAGTAATACAGGATCAAATATTTTATGAACACCTAATATCTCTTTGACAGTATCACCATTCTCATCTGTTTCTTTATATATAGTTTCTTCCATATATCTCTTCAAACAATTGTGAAGGTAATCAATAATCTTTTGTGCACTCCTATGTACACCATAATCTCTTTTAACTGTAGAGTTAGGAACTATCTCCATTAGCCAGTCAGGTTGTTTCTCAAGATAATGAGCATCTCCTTTAGCCTTCATATATTCTATAAAAGAGATATCATCATTCTCACAAAGAGTTCTGGCATTATAGTATTTAATTAGAAGTCTTGCTTGTTCTTCCCAAGTTTCTTTTTTAGCAGGTCTGGCACAATAAGAAGCTACAAACATATCCTGATACTTCTCACCCGTAAGTTCATGCATTCTCTTATAAATATAAACAGATCCAAGAGATTGACTGTATTTAGCTTGTCCTTGTCTATATGGGTCAACACCTGCTACATATAATCCATATGGAGGATTAGCTATTGGAAATTCATATATTACTACAGGAGCTTCCTTGCTATCACCTGTTTGTAATGGATAATTAGTTATAGGTTGCTTATCAGTAAACTCATGTGTAACTACCCCTTCTTCATTAGAATATAATACAACAGGAGTTCCAGTATGCTCATTAGTTATTAATCTATTCTTCTGTCGTTTAGCACCTTCGATATCAAATATATTTTCACTACTTGATAGAAAACATTCATCAACAGTTATAGGATAATACATTATCTGTTTTAAAGATAATTCTCTATCTGGATTAGCTCTAGCCTTTGCTCTTTCTTCATTTATCTTGGCAAGAGCTTTTTCTTTATCAGCAACATTGATTAAGAAATTACGTAATTCACTATCATCCTCAAGAATTAAACCTCTTTCTTCTCTTAACCAATCTGCCAGATTTACAAGATGTTTGCAATCATGTCTATATAAACCAGATAAGAATAATCCTGATTTCTTTCCAGAAACTGGATCTATAATCTCCAGGAAGTTATTTGAAGCAGGATTATAAAAAAAGTTTTCAGCATCTTTTCCTGCATCAAAACTTCCCCCTGTTCCTACAAGAATTGGAACAGCCCTCCAACCATTCTTACCTTTAATAGCAGGTTCCATAGCCTTGAATGTAGAAGCAAATGGATATTTACCAATCTCATCCATAATTGCAGTCTTGGCTGTAGTTCCTGCAGCAACTTCTGTATTGTTCCCATCCTTGGCATTACGAATAACAATATAACACCATATCTCTTCTTCACCATTTGGTTTTTTATAACCAAGTCTAATCTGGTTTAATCTCCATGTTTTATCTAATCTACCAATAGCAATACCATTCCATAACTTCTTTAGACCAAAGTCAACTTTGTCCTTTAATAAGGATAAGTCATTATCATTTCCACATATGATAACATTCTGGGTATTTTTAAACAATGTAGCATTCATACCAAAGTAGGAAGCTTCCATTTCAGATTTACCTCCCTGTCTGCCTCCTACTTCTATATAACCTTCTCTACGTATTCTACAATCTTCTAGTTTCTCTGCACGAATCCATTCATTATCACGTAGTTCTGGTAGTGATTGTATTCGTATATCATTGCCATAATTATCAACATCATCAATTCTTATCCACCAATGATTAAGATGCCAATAGAGCCAATTAGAAAAATAGACACCATTTACAGTAACACCTCCTGTACACTTCTCAATCTCCCAATCTATAAGTTGTTTAAACTCTTCAGTCCCTGGAGGAGGAAGTTTCTTTATATTCCTAAAAAACTCTGTAGATTTAACTTCCATTATTATTGCATTCTTGGTGGTACTTCATCATTACCTCTTGCTACTTTCTTTATATCATCTTTCTCTCTTAATCTTTCCACTACCTCAAGCAAAGCCAGGTAATTCTTCATAGTTTCCTGAATGAACTTTCCTTGAGCTTCTATTGAAGCAACTACCATAGGCATTGCTCCTGTTTTTGTTTGTCTCCATTCAATTCTATCTACCATTGTGTGTAAAGGATGTTCATCAATGTAGGTCTTCCAGGATATCAATTGTTCTTCAGCCCAATTAAGTTCTGTAGATGTATAAGTATTTTTTGAAACTGCCATATGTAATTAAATTAATTGATCTACATCATCTTCATTAAAGGTGATAGATTCTAAAGAACCTTCTTCTTCTGCACTATAATAACTCTCTTTACAAAGGAGTCCAACAGTGTTATCTTCCACAGACAGAATATCAATAAAATTAGCACCTGAGTTAAAGGCTTCAATGAGAATATCAATAAAGGCTTTCAAGGGTACTTTTTCAATGACAAAGTTAGTCTTTTTCATATCCTTTTGTATTAATAATTTCACGCTCTTCTTCTTCTGTAAGAACAGCTAACCAGAACTTTTTTGGACACTCACAAGATAAGCATTTAGTCTTAGCTGACAAGGTGCATCCACATTGTAAACAATGAACATCTGGTCTAATACTTTTTCTTTTTGCATTAGCTGAATTATACTTACAGACATCACATACAGACATTCTTTCTTCTGAAACATCCAGAATCAACTGTTTTAGTTTATCAGGAGGAAATAAATGATTTCTCCATCCCTCATATATCTGATTTACATTCATTGTTTAATCTTGGTTTTAGATCATTAATATTTTTGATAGTCGTATCTAATCTTAGTAAAATATTTCTTCGTTTAATCTTTGTTAAAGATTCATCCTCCAGGTATGATTCATAAAGTCGTTTTTGACTTTCATATTTCTCCATCTTCTTTACTGCCTTCTTATCATTAAAGATAAACTTACCAAAACCTGAAACTTCAACACTCTTACTTTCAGATGTAGCTTTAATAACTGATGAATACTGATGATTAATCACTGCTTCAATTATAGTTTCAGATATTACTAAGTTAACAGACAGTTTCCTAATTAAGAAATTTTTAAGTGATAATGTTGTTGGCTTCTCCATATTTCTCTATCATCTTATTCTTAAACTCATCTATGCTATCAAACTGTTCTGAACCCATCATTATAGTATTATTCTGATAATCATGTAAACCCTGTGTATATAGATATACATATTCTCTTTGTTCAGGTATAGATATCTTCTCAAAAATTTTATCAAACCTATTTGACTCAACCTTTGGAGGAACAATATACCTATACATCTTTGGTCTCTTTAATGCTTTTAGTGAGTTTATCATTTATTAATCTAATTGTTAGTGTAACATCTGAATCAAACTTTAATAGAATAACAGGATTAACTTTTATCTTTCCCCTATCTTTTACTAACACCTTGACCTTCTTCAACTTAGAAATAATATTATTAATAGTAGGAGGAGTGGTATCATATCTTTTACAGAAATCCTCTCTGATATTAGCATAAGACATATTCCCATTTATAGCTGTAAAGGCAATCAACTGAATCTCTCTTTGTGTAAGTCTTAGATTATTTATAACTGACAGAATACCATAATACTTCTCTGCCAGTCCTAAATCATCTGGAACTTTCTTCTGTAATGCTTGAACTGATAACTTGTTGGTTTCCATATTTAGTTTATAATAACATTTTCAATTATTTCTAATTGATGAACCAAAATTATACTTTTTTTAATTAGAAACAAATTGTTTTAAAAAAAAAGCAATCTATTGAGATTGCTTTAATTTTTCTATCTTTAAATTAATTTCTTTCTCATCCAAACAGCATTCTTTTCACTCTCATTCTTTCCTATCTCTTTATATCCTCTTCTCTTGTACCATTCATACATCCATGTATTCTTATATACCCAAAGACAAGAATATGTAGCACCTCCTCTTTTACCAATCTTCTCTCTTATATCCTGTAGTTTAGTACCAATACCTTTCCTTCTTTCTTCTTCATTTACACTAAGCATATCAAGATAGACTGTATCTTCCTCATCATCTTCTTCCTTATCATTAAACCAATATATCCTGGCAAATGCTTTTCCTCTGCTCTCCATTATTAATATAGAGACTCCCCAGTTATTACTAGAAGAGATATGTTTTATGAATTTCATTTATTCTTCTTTCTCCTTTTAATATACTTTCCTTCAAACTCTTTTACAGTATCAATAGAAATCTCAGCTCCCTCAACGAAAGCATCCCATGCATCTTTAGTCATAATAAGATCAGCAGTATGATCTTTACCTATTCCTATGGATACACTAACAGTGTCAACAAAGAATTCCACTTTGAATCCTTTCTTATTCCAACTAGCATTACTCTTAGGACTAATCTTTAACTCTCTTGCAAAATAAAGAAAACCTTGAATAGTCTGTGTGTATATCCTAGTGATGTCTGAAGGATCATCAGGATAAACCATCTTTACTTTATACTCTTGTTTTTCCATTTTTATATATATTTTTATAATTATGCTGACAAAATTAGAAAAAGATAATTAGAATTACAAATTTTTATATTTTTTTTTATTTTGGAATCTATTGTGTGAAAGGAATGATGGAGTACCTCCAATAGCAACCCCCATCATAATTTGATTGGTTGGGGATACCCCCGTAGTATTAATTAATAAAAAAACAAATATCATGTTAGAATTTAAATTGTATGCCAGGACTGAGCGTAAGGAGCTTGGTACTATTCTTGAGTTAGTTGGTAAGGGTGGAACTGTTGCTCCAATTGCAAAGAATCTCAAAGATTTGAGCAAGCGTGTTGCACTAGTGCTTACTAAGAAGAATGGTGAGAGTGCTACTGTTACTCTAAGCACAGCAGTCAGCAAACTGTTCAGATCTAAAGAGATCAAACTTAGCCAGGTTATTGGGCTTACTGTCATTGAGCAGGACTTGGGTAATGGTGAGACTATGAATGTTGCCGTAATGCCAAGCAGGGAAGGCACAACTTTGACTCATTTTGCAGTTGACAATATGAAAGTCACTGACTTCGCAGTTGATGAAGTTGAGGCTATTAGCCTTGAAGAACTAATTGCTCTTTAAGGGCTTTTAGTTTTTTATATATAGGGTGGGTGAAGGCTTCACGAGGGTGGGGAATGTTAAAACTATATCCTCTCAGTGTTGCTCTTTATTCATCCTATATATCTATTCAACATTCCTCTGTATGATATTAGGATGAAGTTGGTCAGAAATATTCAATTCTCAGCATGTGATACTATCTGATCAGTTAAAACAATACAAATATGACTTATATCATGTTTGTTTGTATAAACCCCGTATATTTGTTATTACTAATCATAATAGCATTGATACTATCTAATCAATAGATATAATATAGAGTATTGAATAGTTGTATATATATTTGTGTACAATTCAAACATAGATATTTATAACTATTTGATTATCTTATCATTTGAGTGAATAATTATGTGAGGAAATGATTAGCTGACTACCTATATCCACTATTAACATCTCAAACTAATAACAAAGAATATCATTTTACAATAGAATATAAATAGCATTAACATGTAATAAAGAACAGCCTTGTCCCAGTCTTAGTATACTCAGGTATATACATACTCTTTAATGAGATGATGAAGGGACACATTTAAGAGGGAAGGGATTTCATTACCTTCTCTCTCTGTCTATGGACTATTGTTCATACTGATGATGATGTAATTGAGCATCGAAACAGAAAAATATTAATATTTAGAGTTATGAAGACTATTGTATATCCTTGGGTTGGTATTGGTAATAAAGGGCTTATTGTAAGATTTGACTCTTATAATACAGGTGAGGTGATTGAAGCAGGTCAATCAATGTGGAGAGTTGGTGATTACAGATCATCATGGTTAATGTCTTCATTTAAAGCTATTTAGTCATGGAACATTGTATAGCTGCTTGTGATAGGTTTGAAGTATGTACTGATCCATATAATAATGGTAGGACATGCTTCAAAGTTACTCATGGTCTCTTAGAGAGATCTAATATGATTGCAATACTTAAGGATGAAAAATTCTTATTCATTAAGGACATGATTGTTTACTTTAAATAGAGGAGAACTAGAACATGAAATACAAACACAAATTAACAGGTGATGTCATTAATGATGTCACCTATGAATCCTTGTCCTATTTAGAACAAGAAGAGTATGATTATTACCATGAGGAATCATTGGTGGATGATATTCTCAATGTGGGAATTGCTGCTGTTATCTTTGGAAGTATTGGTGGTGATGTTGATATCTCTAGTTCTTCTAATGATATTGAATTTGGTGGTGGTTCATTTGGTGGAGCAGGTGCAGGTGATGATTGGTAAGAATAAACAAAGAATAATATAGCAATAGTATTAATTAAAGAATAACTATAACATGAAAACAAGAATAATTGGAGTTGAAGAGCCATATGGAGATTTGATATGCTTACACATTAATGAGCAATTTCCAAATGTGGCTACATTTAGTTCCTCAGATTTAGTTGAAATCCTCTCTAATCTGATAATAGGAACAAAAGAGGTAAGGTATGGCTGTTTGCCTACACCTGAATCCTTGGTTGTAATCAGAGATGTAATAAGAGAGGCAATCAACAACAATACAGCAATACCAATCATGGTTCCCTGGGGCTCTATTAAGAGTGATTTCAGTGCTACTATTGATATAGCAGAACTATCTGCTATTCAAAGACTGGTTTGTTTATCTGAAGCAGTAAAGAGATATTATCCTAATGGTGTGGAGATTGTTATTCGTGTGGAAGATACATCTGGTTATGAATTATTCTCACTTGAGGGTAATCAATCAATGATTAGTGCAAATATTGATTCTTATTC